CTCGATGTCGTCCGCGGTGCGAGCGTTTTGGCTCTGCTCGCGCAGCTGTACCAGCGACGCTTCTTGCTGCATTTCGGCCTGCTTCATCTGCAGCTCGGCTTGCTTGACTTGAGCGTCTTGCTGTGCCTTCTGCTGCTCGAGTTGGAGCTTGGCTTGGTCGGCTTGCGCCTTCATCTGCATCGCCATCTGATCGACCTGCGCACGGAGCTGCGCCACCGCCATTGAGTTGTCCGGCGGCATTTGCGGCTGCATGTACTGATCGGCCATCTGCTTGACCTGCCCCATAACCTGAGGCAAGAATCCGAGTTGTTTTTCGACCACAGACTGAACCTGCATGATGAAGTCGGCTTCCTGCATCGATTCAGCCGGAATGATACCTTCTTCCGTGATACCCTGCAGACCCTTATGGGCCTCGACTAGGTAGTAGTTGAGCAGGTGATCACGCAAGTGCCCGAGTATTGAGGGCATGTACGTAGGCGCTATTGCAGGGTTACTACCCAACACAGGCGACTGAAGGAAGGCAAGATGCACACGGAGGTGCGCGATGTGATCCTGTTTGGGCAGCACGTAGATCGGCTGACCCATCGACGCGGCGACGTTCTCAGACACTGGATCACGATCGTCTTCTCCTACCTTGGGCGCGAGTACATCGTCCGGCACTTTGAGCGCCGAGATGAACATTTCTTCAATTTTGCGCAAATTGTACATTTGCGGCATCATTGCGGAGCGTTGAATGAGCGCCTGAATCTGGGCGAACCGTTGGGTCTCGCTGAAAATGTTAGGGTCAGAGACCGGGATGACGTCCATTGGGCCGTCAAAGTCTGATGGCTCCACTTCCATATCGCCTGACTGGAGCTCGATGAGGTCCTCGGTCAGGTAAGCGGAGTTGAGCCGGTGCAATACTTTGAGCACCCGTGCCATCGAGTTGTGCAGCCGCGAATGAATCGAGCTGAACACCACCATTCCCTGTTCAATCAGCGCGAGCGTCGTGCCTACGGGCTGGTTGGGGTTTTGGTCTGAGAGCTTCTCAAACGAAGTCTGCACCACGCCCTTGCCGGCATCTACTAGGAAGCCGAGCAACTGGAACAATACGGGCGACGGCGGGTTGAACGGCACCGGCATCGCGATTTTGCGGACGTCGTCAACATTGACGCCGCCTTCAATATCAACGATCTCGGTCGGCATCAGGTTGATGGTCTGCCCGTTGGGGCCGCCCTTCAACTTGAGCATCGTCGGAATGTTCTGAATATGAGCAGAATCGAGCAGAGCGCGGAGCGCACCGGTGGCCGCCCCCGACAGACTGCCGATCATGTGCGTCAAACCGATAGCATACGCACCGCGCCAAGGGACGAACGGGAACTCGATAACCCATTCAAGTTCATTTTGTACCGGGTCTTCTGGCTCCCAGTTGCGGTACAGCGAGAGCCCTTTACCGGTCGTTTTGTCAATGGTGAGCAGGTAAGGGGCGGTGCCGTCGCCAAAGTCGAGGTACGTGCACACCTCGTAAACGGTGCGCAGACCGTCCTCGTTGTAGTTCATCTCTTGGCGGCCTTCGATCTTGTCGTTGGCTTTGCTCGCCTTTGAGAAGTCTATTTCGCCCGGCGACCCCAAGTCGACGTCGCGGTACATACCGGCTTCAACCCGGCGTTGGTACTCGAACTTGGTGATATACTGCACGTGCGTTTTACGCTCGGCAGTGTAGAAGTTCGTCGCGGCGAACGGCAAGTAAATGTCGTCAACCGGGATGAACTCGCAGGTAGGGCGCTGGCGGCGCTTATCCCACGTGAATTTGAGGTATTGCGACCCGCCAAGCGGGAGCTGCGTTGACAACTGTTCGAGCTCACCCCGGAACTCCGGGATCTGCTCGGTCAACTGCCAATTCATGTAGTCCGTCTTACGCTTCGCCTTGGTGAGCACGTCAGGATTAGCGTTACCGACGATCTTGCTGCGCACCGGCCCGTTAGGAGGCATCATCTCCTTCATCATACGGGCAGAGAAGTCTACGCAGGCTTCAATGAGCATCGGGTGAACGACCTTGGAGGCACCGGTGAACTGCGCCCCGCCCGGTGCGTCATCGCCGAGTCCGGTGCGTCGGAGGCCTTCCTCGTACACTTCGTCACGGCGCTTGCGTGCGTCTTTGTCACGCGAGATTTTGTCCAGCAAATCCTCGATTACAATACCGAGCTCGCGCTGGTCGACTTCCTCGATGATGTTAGCAAAGTGTTCGCCTTTTTGCGCGGCGTCCAGTTCGTTCTCGAGTTTGACGATAGCGCCGCCGTCGTCGGTGTCAATCACCTCGGCGGGGGCGTCCATTTCAATCTCGACCATTTCGGCCTGCATTGCGACGGGTTCTTCAGCCGGGTTCATCGGGTCAGCCATTGAGTTTCTCTCTTACTCGGTTGACGATCTCATCAACGACCGCCGGATTATAACCTACTTTGCCGCCCGCCGCCATTTTCACCGCGCCGCCGGTGGCGAGCTCTTCTGGTCGACCGAACTCGCGCAGGAGGTTTTCGTACTCTTCCCGGTTCAAATAACGCGGCACTTTACCGGCTCGGCGCGCTTTGTTCATAGCGGCATGGCGTTGAGTTTTATCCATGCGGAACGCTTTGGGCGTTAGCTCGGAAACGGTTTCTTCGTCAAACAAATCGGTGTAGTCGATGTCACCGGTGATTTTGTAATTACCCGACCGGATGAAATCTTGTACGAGCGGAATATCTTCCGGCTGCGGCTTCATGTTCTCCGCGCCCTTAACCTGTTTGATTTTCATCGGCGGATCGGGGCGCACATTACCTTCGTCGTCTATGTACCCTTGATCATGCAGTATTTCCATCTTGGCGTTGTCGTCAAGATCTCTAAACTCTGGTTCAGTATCAAGGTATTGTTTGACTTCCGCAAACGTGCGACCCGCCGGAACAGCTTCAATCGTCACCCGCGGGCGACCGTCATAATCGCGCAGGCTGAAAATACGGCTGCGCCCCTGCACGACGTCCTCGCAGTAACCGCCGACGCAATGCTTGAGCATTTCGCCTTCGTACTTGAGTGCGTCCTCAAGTGCGGCTCTACGCGGATCTTTCAGTTTGTTGTCTTTTGTACCCGTCTGGCGATACGTCGGTTCACCCAGCGCGGTGGGTTTACCCGGCTCATACCCTTCCGGCAGGTCATCCGGCATCTTGAGCTCAACCCATTTGAGTCCCTGCTCGGGATACTCCTTCACGGGCACCGTAGCGATGTTACCGGCGCGGGCCGCGTTGACTTCGCTTGTTCGAGTAGCGCGGAACGCATTGATGTCGTCGACAAGTTTAGAAGCCTGCGCCATGTTGAGCATCTTCAACTTGTCGGGCGTAATTTTGAGTGCGTCGGGCAGGTCGCTTTCTGGGTCGAGCGCATTGCGGAGCTCGTCGCGCAGGTGACCGAAGTCAAGATCGTCAAACTGACCCCGATCAACCTGATACACCCGCGTCTCGGGTGGTACTTTAGCCAACCACGGATTGTTCTCTATTTTAGCATTCAACACTTCTGTAGAATACAAACTGGGATTGAGCATATCACCCGCCATCGTAGGCCGGATTGACATGTCGGCCATGTTCTCCCAACCCTTACCGAGCGGGGTTTCGCCGATACCCTGAACCTCGTACCCCATCCGCTCCCGCATGTCAGGTACACTTTCCGGCACCCACCGGTCGGCTAGTTCAAGAGGTTGCGGAGTTATATGTGCGCCAGACTGCCTAGCGATGTAGTCTCGCTCGCGACGTAACTCGCGTAACCGGGCTTGCGACCGGGTGAGCATCTCCGGCGTGAACCCGCGCTCGGCGCGAGCCTTTTCAAGATCCAGCATAGCCTTGCTGATCTGCTGGTCTTTTTGCTCAAGTAGCTGCTTCTTTTTACCCGCGAATTCGTCAATCTGCTTGCGGATCGGGTCGTCGGGCGACGCCAGCTCGTTCTTGACATACTTGGCGAGCTTTTGGTCTAACCATGTGTCAAGCGCCGCGTTGCGGGTTTCGCTTTCAATCTCTTGCTGAAGTTGATAAGCCATGTCTTGACTACGCGGATCGTCAAGATCTATCTTGTTGAGTTCTTTTTGGTAGTTTTCTACGAGTTGTTCTGGACGCATGAGCAGCGATGCGTCAATCCTGAGCTCATCGCCCATCGTGAGCGCAGGTACGCGCTTGGGTGTTTTAAGGTTACCTACCACTGACTCAACCGCACCGGCAGGCCAGTTACCGCCCTTGGGCTTGATCACTTGCGTAGTGGGAACGGTTTTGCCTACTCCGCGTGTGGGGTCGAGGAGCATCTCAGCGGTCAACTGCGCACCAAACTGCCCGGCAGACTCCGGGGTCGCGGCGGCCACCTTGGCGGGTAGTTGCTTGACCGACTCCACCCCGCTCAACACCATGTTACGCAACCCGGCAGGTAGCTGCTTGAGCAGCGCGATTTGCTCGGCGGGCTCAAGTTGGTACAGGTACGTGTTGAGCGCGCTCAGCATATCCGCATAACCGGTGGCGACGCCTTGGGCCGCACCCGGGAGTGACTTGAGGAACGAGCTGCCGAACCGAGCAAGACGGTCGTCGGGCCGTTGACCCGGCGCTCGGTAACCCGTAGCGCGGTCGGCCGGGAGCGCGGGGCCGCCGTCGGCGTAACCCTCGGCTTCTTTGAGTATACGCATGAGCTCACCCCCGTCAAGGGTACGGAACATTTCGCGGGCCTTGGCCTCGCTACCGTACTTCTTGATGAGCGCTTTGAGTATGCGTGCATTCAGTTGGTCGTAGCCACCCTCGACCGCACCGCCCTCAGCCATATTGCGGGCTTTGAACTCGCCCACGATACGCTCAACACGCTCGCGGTCGTAGCCGCTCACCACTTCACCTTGTTCGCCCAGTACGCTGCGGAGCTCGGCCCCTTGGCGATGTTCTTTGAGTGGCGCGCTTTGAACGACTTGCGCTTCTGGGTCATGCGCTCGGATTCGCCCGACTTCGGCTTACCCGCGGTTGAGGCACCCTGCTCGCCAAAACGGATGATCCGCTCTTGGCCGTCGTAACACGCTTTGACGACGTGCGACTTGTCAGGATGCGACGGGGTGCGCCGCGGCTTGTTACAAGCCAGCGACGCCTTGTCAACTCGGCTAGCCACGCTTGCGGGCCGCACGCATGTTGTCGACAAGGTTCGGGTAGGG